CAAGTCGAGATTTATCTGGATGTGATTTTAATACAAGTTTTTTACATTCTTTCATAACATCTTCAGTTAAGCTAATATTTGAAACTCCAAATAGTTTAAATAATTCTTCTCTTGAATAATTGTCAATATTTAATTCTAGATTTTCATAAGATGATTTATTATGTGTGACATGAGCAACTTTTTGTTCAGACACGATATTAAATGGGTTAACGCCAGCAAAAGGATCGATAATTTTATCATTTCCGGTATCTTTAATTTTAATGCCTCCTTTATGGCATTTTGTCATAGATATATTAGATTGATTATTGTTAGAAGGTCTATTTCTATTTTGCATTGTTAAATAAATATATTATATTTCTATATTAAAATTAAACGAATAATTATATATTTATTTAATTCTCTTATAATTCTCATATAAATTATAAGAGAATTGAAGTAGTTTACATCGATGAAGAATATTTAGAGCAACGCGTATTTTAAATGCCGACTTTATCAGCAAAAAATATGAATGATAAAAATGTCAAATAATATTATTTTGTGTAAAAATATTAATATTAAAATACTTAATATTAATAAATGTGTGGAATTTTTGGCATTGTTCTGAATAATAATGATTATATATATGATTTAATAATAAACGGATTAATTCAATTACAAAATAGAGGTTATGATTCAGCTGGCATATGTGTGATTAAAAATAATAAATTTGAAATAAATAAATATGCTTCAACTGATAAAGAAAATGCTCTTGATAAATTAATAAACATGAAACCCGTTAATGAACCAAAAGACAATAGATATATCGGAATAGGACATAATCGTTGGGCAACTCATGGTGTAAAAAATGATATAAATGCTCATCCTCATTTGTCATTTGATGAAAATTTTGTTATAGTACACAATGGAATAATTGAAAATTATAATGAAATAAAACAAAAATTACTGAAAGAAAATATAGTTTTCAAATCACAAACAGATACAGAAGTCATTGTAAATTTATTACAATACAATTATAACAAAAATCTAGAAGGAACTGATATGATATATATAATAAAACAAACAATTGAAGAACTAAGAGGAACATATGGTTTACTTATACAAAGTTTATATGAACCAAACAAATTGTATTGTGTTAGAAATGGATCGCCTTTGTTAATTGGACAAAATGGCGAAGAAATAATTGTAACATCAGAACAAAGTGGGTTTTGTAATAAAATAAAAAATTATATAACTCTTCATAATGATGATATTTGTGTTATAACAAAAATGGACAATAATATCGTAATAAATACAACACATAATTACATAAAAAAGAATGTAACATTAGTTGATTCAAATCAAACCCCTGATCCATATAAACATTGGACCCTAAAAGAAATAAATGAGCAACCACATGTTATATTAAATTCAATTAATAAAGGAGGAAGAATAAAAAGTGCTTCAGAAGTAAAATTAGGTGGATTAGAAGGACATGTGGATAGTTTAAGAAATATTGATAATATAATAATATTAGGTTGTGGTACTTCTTATTTTGCTGGGTTATATGGTATGTATTTTTTTAAGCAATTATGTAAATTTAATACAGTTCAAGTATTTGACGGTGCAGAGTTTAATGAACAAGATATTCCAATAATTGGAAATACATCATTTATATTAATATCTCAATCAGGAGAGACAAAAGATTTACATCGTTGTATCGATATATCTAAAAATAATAATATTACAACAATTGGTATAGTAAATGTTGTTGATTCATTAATAGCGAGAGAAGTGGACTGTGGTATATATTGTAATGCTGGTAAGGAAGTTGGAGTTGCGTCTACAAAGGCATTTACAAGTCAAGTAGTATGTTTATCAATGGCAGCGATATGGTTTTCAACTTTACAAAATATAAATGAAAAAAAAAGAGCGCGAATGATTAGCGACCTACATAATTTGTCATCTGATATTATATTAACATTAGACGCATCTAAAGAACAAGTTAAAGAATTTATTTCGAAATTTAATAAATCTAATATGTTTTTACTTGGTAAAGGTAGCGATGAATTTATTGCTAAGGAAGGAGCATTAAAAATAAAGGAAATATCTTATATTCATTCAGAGGGTTATTCATCAAGTTCTTTAAAACATGGTCCTTTTGCGCTACTAGATGAAAACTTTCCTGTTATTCTTTTAAATATGGATCAAACCCATCGCTCAAAAACACTTAATTGCTATCAAGAAGTTTCTTCAAGAAATTCTCCAGTATTATTGATTACAAATGATACGTTAATGTCGAGAGAAGTAACGTGTGATATAATTTATGTTCCTGAAAACAAATCATATGCTTCTTTACTAGGAATTATACCAATACAACTTTTGGCCTATTATCTTTCTATTGATAAAGGTATAAATCCTGATAAACCTAAAAACTTGGCAAAGGTTGTTACGGTTGAATAAAAAATTGATTTAGAGCAACGCGTATTTTACACCTTTGGACATTTACACCTTTGAACATTTAAGACGCCGTTTTTTTTAAATAATAACCATTAATATGTTTTGAAGCATAACAACTTGTTGAATAATGACCTATTCTACCACATCTAAAACAAGTAACAATTTTTTTTTGTTGCTTGTTATCTTTGTCATCTTTTTCATCCTTGTCACCATTATCATTCACTTCATCGTTTATTAATAATTTATCTATATTTTCATTTTCATCATCAAAATATGAAATTATGTTGTTTAATACACATTTGCCTCTTCTATGAGACGAAAAATATGATGTAGGACAATCGCATTTTTCATTTATATTTATAGTAGGAATTTTTGGGGTTTTTATAGAAACATTTTTACAATCATTCGCAAAATGGTCTGTTTTACCACAAATATAACATTTATCAGTTACGCCTTTAATCATTTGTTTTAATGTAAATATATTATTATCACTTAACTTAATTTCACAAAAACTTCCCCCACGAACATTATTAATACCATATTTTTCCATACATTTAACAGTGTGTTTATCCTCATCATAATTATCACAATTTGATATAAGTTCTAATATATTTATTGGTTTATATTTTTTTGTCCAAACCGAGCCACAAGAAGCAAAATGTTGTTCTAATCTAAAAGCACAATTTGTTGTTTTACCAACATAATATTTTCCTTGTTCTAATTGAAGTATGTATATAAAAACCATTGTAAATATTATATTGCTTTATAATAACCTATTAAATCAATTTTATTATAAAATCGGCATTTGAAATGTTAAAAGGTGTAAAACGCCGACTTTATTTTAGGTATTTTTTGGTCTTATTTTTCCTTGTTTTATTTTTAACGCAAAAGTCGGCGTTTTAAATGTCCAAAGGTGTAAATGCCGATTATTATAATAAAAAAGTATGTAATATTAAATTATATTAATAAATTAAATTAACATAATTAATTTTAAATGTCTAATGAAACGGTGTTGCTAGCAGATTTTTTACGACGACCACTACGTTTGGGCATGTTGCCTTCAGATTGTAGCTCCTTCAAATCACTGATACTGATTGTGCTACTATCATTTGCGTGTTGTGATTGTTGTTGAGGTTGTGTTTCTTGAATATTAATAGTCTTAGTTTTCAATCCGGAAAGAATATCAGTAATATCACTTGGTCCTTTCATTTCAGGACGAGGAGGTCCAGGTCGTCTAGTAGTTCTATCTTGAACATCAGGTCTTTCAAAGTTCTCTCTAAGACTAATTCCATCGTCAACATAATTACTTTTACTGAAGTTCAAATCGGGTCTGGCATAGCTATTATTACCAGGTCTTCCTTGAGGAGATGGTATCGCATTAGGGCCTTGAGTTGCCATTGGTGGCGGTGGTCCGCGTCCTGAAAGATTTTGTGATTCTCCGTAAGCGCCGTTACTAGGATTCGTCACGTTAGACATAAATCCGGAAAATCCGGGGTTAGATTGTGACATAGAATTTACGGCGGCACTTTGGAAAGAACGCATTAGGTCAGGATTTTGACGCAAAATATCGTCCATACCAGGCATAGCACTCTTAAACATGGTATTTGTCATATGAACCATCATAGCACTACCGCCAAGTTGAAATAATAATTTCAATTCAGGCGCCATTGTAGCCTTACTTTTGTATTTTTCGTGTAGTTCGCCAAATATATCATCATAATCAGTAACATTTTCCTGAATTTGTTCACTCCAACCATCTAATTTTATATCGAATGGGTCAAATTTACTATTCAAGAATTCCATTCCGTTAATAACAGCCATGAGCATATTCCCTTGAAATTTAACGGAATTTTGTTTTGTTTTTTCGTCCATAATAGTTTCATATTCTCCCATCATTTCTTGAAGAGATGATTCCATTGAATATTTTTTGGATAGTTCGACCCCCTTTTTCTCTAACGCTTCTAATTTTCTTAAATATCTAAATTTCTCTCTTAACATTTCTTCTTTACTTAATTTTGGTTCACTTGGCAATACTTTATCTGGATTTAAAGGGATATTATTAAATTTTCCATAACCATCCCATGTTTTGTTATCATTTTCAGTTTGAGAAGTTGAATGTCCTAATCCACTATCACTAGTAAATTTAGTAGAAGGTTCGTTAAATGAAACACTTGGACCTCCAAACATATCTGATTTAGGTTTAAAACTACTTGATGGCATGTCATCAACTAAATTATTCAACTCATTTTCTAAATTATTTAAATCGTCTAATTCAATGTCACTTGTAGGGTTTCTACTTTCCTTAATTTTATCATTCATTAGTAATTCAAGACCACCGCCAAAGTTGGAAGATTTAGTGTCAAATCCTCCACCAAAGTTATCATCAGCAAATTCAAGTTCTGTAATATCTATTATCTCTGCCATTGTATTTATTCATTAATTAGAACTTTTAATTTTAAGTCTTACGAATATTAAATATATTAATAATAAATTTAATAATTTTTATTATTTATAAACCAAATACCTTGAAGAAATGAATCAGACAAATCGTCTTTTTTTTTATGCGTATTAAAATAATCAATATGTTCGCTAAATCTAAAATTTGTTGTAATTATTTCTAAACATTTTGATATGCCTAATTTTTTTCTATCGCTATAATTTCCTTTGTCTTTAACATCACAATCTTTCAATTTATTTGATGCTGATATAAATTCAATATGATGTACATTTAAATTTGACATAATAAAGTATTGAACAATCATCCCTTGTATTGTTTTCATTCGTATTGCTAATGGACCAATTTGATTTTCAATAATAACATAATCTATTTTCTCTTCCTTTTCAAATAATTTATTAAGTTTCGTTTTAATATTAAGTCCAATATTAAATAAATCTACTTCAGCAGCTTTTTTGCTTTCAATTGTTTGAAAGTAATGTATATTTATATGTTCATTAATTAATTTAATTAGTTCAACCTTTTTAATTTTTGGTTCATATTTAATATTGTAACTTTCTGCTATCTCATAAAGTTTTTGAATTTTTTGTTTATTAATAAATGAAGATTTATGTTCTGATGTTGGAATTTTTATTTGCTGTTTTTTTGAATGTTTTAAACAATAACACTTTTCACCTTTTTTAAATTTTGCCGGCTTATTACATATTACATTTTTTTCTACAACCTGACATGTTATAGCATTTTCTTGTTCGGATATATCTATAATGTCCCATATTGATACCTTAAAATGATCGCTGGTAGGAGATTTAACGAATAAGCATAATGCTAAATTTTTAATTCCGACATCTATTGATAGAATCTTCATATAATATTTAATTTATAATTAATATTTAAATATTATATTTGCTATATTGTTTTACTTATTTTACTTATTTTATTACAATCAAATTACATGTTAACCCCATGAACCATGTTTTTATAGTTCTTAGGATTAATAGACGGAGCAATTAGTCTAGAATTTAATTGTTCAGATGTTAAATAAGGATTTTTTAAATCGCTATTACAATATCCAAAACCAGGTTTAGACGAGTCGAATATGGTTTTAAATTTATATGGAACATTATCAGAAGGTGTTCTATCTGATTTTACATGAGGATCAAGACCAAGAGTGTAACAAGATTCCATAGAGTTATAATTCATAACTTGAACACCATTATGCTGTAAATATTGACGGTATTGCCAGTTAGATTGAATGCCTTCTTTACCCTGAATTCTCTCATTAACTACAGCGGAAGGTTGCCACTGTGACCATAAACGCCCATCTGCCATTTTGGCAGGAGAATTAAAATCGTAATTATTGCTGGCATTATAACAATTTTCCCATCCATATTGTTTTGTTTTATCGCTATAACAAGTTAAACTTGACATTTATATAGTATAATTATAATAAAATTATATATTATATTCAAAATAAAACTTATTCATAACCAAGCAAATTAAGTAATTCATTTTTCTTTAATTTTGATGTGTCAGAAGCTAAACCTTTTTCAGAAACAATACTTCTTAATTTTGGTAAAGATAGTTTTTTATAATCAAGTAATTCATCATGTGATTCTTCTAAATTGTTGATACTAATAGTTTTTAAATCTGATAAAGAAATATTTAATGATTCTGTCATTTTATCTTTAACTTGAGTTTCTTGTAGGGTATCACTTAATTTAGAACTTTTACTTGATAATGATTGTACTTCATCTAATTCTTCATCTAATTCTTCATCTAATTCTTCATCTAATTCTTCATCTAATTCTTCATCTAATTCTTCATCTAATTTATTAATTTCAACCAAATC